CAGAAGATCCATCTAAATTTATATCTTCAGTGATAGAATTAAATGTAGGTTGTTCTGTGTGTTTTTTATTAGTTAAAATGGTAATAGGATCTCCTATACTACCACTAGTAGACCAATTATTTTGTACAGGGACAATTCCATTAGGTACAGTATTACCAAATCTAAGTGAATTCCCAAATCTACCATCTATAATATAATCTCCTTCATAAGGGAATGTAGGATTTGAAATATTATCTTCATTGAAATATAGTCCAGGTTTAAACGTTGTATTACCTGTTTCTAATGATTTATTAGGATTTCCAGTTTGTTCAACTTCTTGATAACTTTTTCCTTGAGAATTAGATGTTACTTTAGTTGTTGGGTATGGGATTGGGTTTGTTTGATTACTATTCCAAAGATTTAAAGGAGATAAATAATAAAAAGTTAAATTATTAAAATTATTTTTGTATTCTTTATTTGCTAAGCCTATAATTAATACAGTTTCATTAACTAAAGGGTAATTTTTTAAATTGGGGAAAAAAGGTAATACTCCATTTATAATATCACTTCCTCCCAATTGTACTTCTTGTAATAGTTGTACTGAAGATGTACCGTTTGATGAAGTTCCTGATTGGTCTATGTTTAAAATTCTAGCCGATAAAACTTTCCCTTCAAGTTTTTTTAATATATCTTGATTAGAAAAATTATTATTATTACCCTGTCGTTTATATTGGGCTTGACCTGATTTTAAAGTAGCCATATTTTACTTAGTTTGGAGTTTTTCCATTTCCTCAAGTAATTGGGCTTTTTCTTCATCAGAAATACCTAAACCACCATCTTCGCTAGTAGAATTTAGGGCACGTTGTACTAGCGTAGCCATTTTAATTAGTGCATCATCATTTTTAACACCAATCTCCATGTATTCTTTAATAAGTGGTACAATAAGTGTAGCATCACCAATATCAGAAACCATTGGTTTTAATTCGGATATAAGCGCGGTTACTTGTGCTTCGCGGCGCTTTTGGTTATTATAGATTTCCTCAAGTAAATCCGAGAATTTCTTATTACCAAATACTGTTTTTTCGAATTGTTGACTCATATTTATAGTGTTTATTCATGTATAAATATAACCTTATTCGAATTCTACATATCCGTTTTCGAGATAGAAAATATAATTATCCTTAAATATAGCATATAGCTGATTTGCTATTTTAGTAATTTTAGGGGTTTTAACATCTACCATTTCACGAATGTAGATATAAAGTGCTTTTTTATTAAAAACATCTATATTTTCTCTTTTACGAAATAATTCTAAGATAGCATCTGCTATTTCAGCATCTTTTTTCTTAGGAAATAATTCAAATATATTTTCAGTACAATATTCTACAAATTTATCTATATATTTTGATAATGGATCTTTACTAGAATCTGGGTCATCCATGCTATAGGTATGAGTATCATCTTTGAATAATTCATCCACTGGAGCCTTATGTACACGTTTTTTATAATTCTTTTGATTCTGGAGAATAAGGTAGCGTTTGGCAATAGTTCCAAAATAGGAATATGCTTTAGCCCCTCTTGTGGGATCAAATAAGTGAATTTTGGATAATAAAAAACAGATTACTTCATGTTGTAAATGTTCAATCTCATCTACCTCAGTATAATAAAATTTAAAAGTATGGATGATATTTTCCGTTAATTTAAAAAACGGATAATGAATTTTATTTTGGTATATTTTACTTTTGACATCGGTATCAGAAGTGCCATTGTATAATACAATAGCATCTTCTGTTTCTTGGGTAAAGTAGTTTTTACTCTTAGGTCTTCGGGTTTTCTTTATAGCCATAGGGTTATCAAAGCTTCTTAAGCTGGAAGTCGTTTAAGATATCTTGTAACCCTTTTATTTGTTGAAAGAAAAAACCTACCTCATCATCTGATTCAAATGTACCACGTGAATCAATTTGTTTGAGTTTTTCGTCTGAAACCTCTATTACTCGCGATAATTTGTCTAGGTAATCTAGATAACCTGCGAGGATATCTTCTTGTTTTTCAAATTTACGGAGAAGATTATATGTAGTATACCCTAGGGCAAGTACTAAAACTGATAAGATAATAATAGCAATAATCATAAGTTATCTAATAAATTTTTTAAACCTTCACTTTTAATTGAACCAAGTGCTTTTTGTTGCTTGGTAGCGCCTTTCGGCTTGTCTGTTAAGGTAAAATTCTTATCTTGCCCCTCCACGTTACCTTTTAACTTAGGCAACCATTCTCTCTCAAATTCAATACGTGCTGCCATCAAGTCGGCCTGGTGTAGTATGAATGGTAGGGAAGTACGTGGTTTTTGTTCGGGCATATACGCTTTCAAATACTTCTCATTGGCCGCGTCGTATAAACCATCATGCGTTTGTATCGCGAGCATTTCGTTGAAAGTATATATTACACCATGTGATTGGAGCATAAATAAACCACGATCTGGGACAGATGAAAATGGAACTTTAGTGTTAAATTTATAATCTTCACCTAATTTTTCACGTCTCCACTTGTCATCCTGGGGGATGTATGATTCATGGTTCTCATCTCCCATCTTCCCCAGGTCGTGGTTAATAGCAGAAAAAACAAGTTCTTCGGTAGTGAAGGTAGACATATCACATCCTTCTTCCTCCCACAATTTGGCTTGCTTTAAAGCACAACGTACAACACGATTTACATGCTCAACATACCCCCCAGGAAAGGAGTTATGATATTCTTTCTTGTGAGCCGCGGGCATCAACATAACACGTTCTTGATACTTATTATAGAAATCAAGAAGGGCTTGTTTACGATCTCCCGTGATGTGGTTTTCGATATTGGAAATAAAAATATTCCAATTCTCTTGGATTTGTTCTGCTGTTAGTTTCATAACTTTTATTTTATATTAACGTCCGTATGCGTCTTTACCTTCTCTTTCAATCATCGTAGCCATATCTCCTAACTGTTCATGGATATCATCTAGTAATTTATCAAGATCTTGAACAGTAGTACCTTGACGAGTTGCCATTACACGGATTGTTTTAAGCTTACCATCAATACGGGCTAACTTTTGTTTGAATAAATCTCTGTTTCTCATTTTATTTTATTTAAATTACGTCTCGGGAGACGTCGCGAAACGTCACATTCCCCTCTCTCTCTCCCTCTTTCCTTTCCTCTGTATCTCAAATATACTAAAAAGAATTTAGGGGATCACGTTTAATTTTAGAAAATCTTGAACTTTTTTGATATGAGCACATTTTTCATATGCTTCTCTTTCTTCCCAAAATGACATAGCTAAATCACATGCGGTAATAGTGTATTGATCTGCGAAAATTCTAGCAGCATCCTTGCCTTGTTCTGAAGTAGGATCATAATCTTTGAGATATACCCAAGCTCTTGTATGTGTGACAAATTCACCTGCATCACCATCAAAATCGATTTTATCAGCTAAATCAGGCATCATTTCAAGGAATTTATCCATCCTATCTTCCATATTTTTTTGATTCCAAATAATCTTCTTAAACATACCCAATTTAAATGTTTGGGTTTTTTGAAGTTCAACAAAGATATCCCCTTCTTCAGCTTCAGGAAGTTCAAAAGCACTAAAAAGTCTTTCGGGATCTATCATTATATACCTGTTTCTACTTCAACTTTACCATTCTTCCAGATAATCATTTTGGTTCTATACCAATCATCTGAATAGGTAAATTCGATTCTTCCTTTTAATAATTTCACAACATCAAGTCCGTACTCATCCATCCAGTCATATACTTCCTGTTTAGAAAAAGTACCTTCTGAATAGTATAAATGAGCTATCGAAGCGTATTCTTTAATTTGTTGTTGTGTTTTCACGTGTATAAATATATAAAATTTCAATATCGCTACCTGCGGTGGTTGTAGTGTAGTATTGCATAATATCGTGTTATATATGGAAATAAATGGGGAGTTCCGACGGGTTATTTAATTAGTATTGGCGAGATTGTGTTCTCTTAACATCAAAATCAGAATAGATTTTGCTTTCTAGTTTATCGACTCTAGAGTCGGTGTGTCGAACAATATTTTGTTCTGTTTCTGTAATTCGAGAATGTAATTCAACTCGATCTGTTTCATTATCTTTATAGATATCAGCAAATACTTTTTCAGTACTGCTTACGTAATTGTCAAAATCTCTTTTTAGAGTTTTGAACGCCATATAATTCACAGACGTAATCGCAACCATCATAATAGCAATGACTGCAAGTACACCTAAAATAAATGATGTTATTTCCATAGTTTTTTAGTTATTAATGTCAAAGAACTCCCCTTTATTACACAATATACATAATAATTGCATACAGTCCAAATTACTTTAATATTTATAATAAAATATACTTTTTAAATGGCAACATCAAGACAATTTACCTACTCCACAACATCACCCCCTTCAGGTACTACTAAAACAGGTAGTTTATGGGTTGGAACTCCTACATCTCCAGAACGTTATGATTTAAATTATGGGGGAAAAATATGGTGGATGGGCCCTGATGAAGATAATAAATATATTATTGGGAAGGATATTCCATCTTCAGATTGGCCTGCTAAAGGTGATATTCCACCATATCCACACTATTCAGGTAGTGTTAGATTTTGGGGTTCTGCTGATAATGAAGGAGCATTTGTTGCTCGAGTTAATTCTTTACCTGCTAGACTAGGACAAATACCTTTTGATGATGGAACACAATGTGCCACCTGGTTAGCTGATAATGGGTATTGGACTAATTGGGAATCACAACCCCCAGGTCAATATTATGCTACTTTTAGATTACATAATGGACCTGGTTCTGGTAATTATAGTGAACCTTATTTAGATTACTCTCCTTCAGAAGATAAAATGGTTGGGTGGAATGAAGATATGTCCAATACTAGGAGTAATGGTGTTTGGGATGACATTTCTAATATATCTCAAAATGATTTATATATTGTAAGTGAAAGTAGCCAATACCTCCCTTCTTCAGCAAATTCAGGTACTGGAATGATTTGTTTTGATGGAAGTAATGGTTATTTAAATACAGGCACTCATTTAGTAAAATATAATATGAGTACTAATACTGCTACTTCAAAAGTAAGTACGGTACACGGAGCTGCTAGTAACCAAAAGAGAAGACCTATATTTGAACCTAGTACAGATAAGGTATTTATTCCTTTTGGTCAATATGTTGATGTATTTGATACTGCTACTTTAGCTTATTCTAGCTTTATTAATATGGCTGTCCCTTCTGGAGGTAACAATAATGCAGCTGGGGTAGGATTAGTAAATACGGATGATAATGAAGTATTATTTGCTGATAGCAGTGGTTTTACTATATTTAATCCTGATACTCTTGCTGTTATAGCTACAGGTGCTATTTCTGGTGGGGGAAGTCTAACAAATGGGAGATATAACCCATCTACAGGTAAGTATTATATAGGTGGTAGTGGTTCAAATGGTAAACCTAAAATTATAGTAATTGATGCTTCAAATAATACATCAACTACAATAACTATACAGGAAGGTGGGGGTGCTAATAATAATACTTCTACAAGTATAGCATTAGATACAGTTCGTAACTTTATTTGGTGTATGAATGATGATAGAAAAATTGCATCACTAGATTGTTCCGATAATAGTGTAACCCATTATAATACAACATTTGCAGGTACCAATTTTGCTGTTATGCCTTATGTCCTTAATGATAAATTATTTATAGGAACTCAAGTTGATAATAACTCAGGTAAAGTATATAAACTTACAACGGTAATTAATAATGGATAAAAAAGAGGGAGCAATTGCCCCCCTCTTTACAGTCCCAACTGAGTGTACACTTGACTGCGAATTGAGCGAAAGACCGGATTCGAACCGGCGACCCTGACCTTGGCAAGGTCATGCTCTACCAACTGAGCTACTTTCGCAATGGCGGAGAGGGAGGGATTCGAACCCCCGGTTGCTTTCACACAACGCCAGTTTTCAAGACTGGTGCATTCGACCACTCTGCCACCTCTCCGTTTGATGCAAATGTAATATAGAAATATCTACACGCCAAATTATTTTTTGTGAACCCGACAGGATTCGAACCTGTGACCGTCTGCTTAGAAGGCAGATGCTCTATCCAGCTGAGCTACGAGTCCTATACTTTGTGCCCCGGGCCGGGGTCGAACCGGCACGGACATTACTGTCCACAGGATTTTAAGTCCGGCGTGTCTACCAATTCCACCACCGGGGCATACCTTCTAAATTAAATCTTCATCGTCCTCTGGTGACCATAAAGTCTCAAGATAAGCCTCTATAGTAGCAGCTGCACGTTGTGCTTCTTCAAATTCATCAACTACATCCATAGCATCGGGGTTATCTGGGTGGACTTCCCATAATTCAGCAATACGCTCTTCGATTTCAAACAATCGATTCATCAAATCTGATTTTTCCTGTGTCATAATACCTTTATTTACCTAAATATACGAAAAATATTTTACTTAGCCCACTCATTTAATCCAATTTGCAAAGCAAGTTGTGGAGAAGCGTGTGGGTGTAGTTGCATAGTTTTAAGAGCTTCAAAAATAATTTCTACTCTCATATCATCATTTGCAATCATTTCTACTAAAGATACAAATTCTGCATCCATTTCTTGATAATCCATAATTTTTAGTTTAAAGATGGTGTATATGTGTTTTCTAAAAAATCGCTATATTCGTCGTTAAAATCTTCAAGCATATCAGCTAGTGCATCGCTATAGCCCTGCATGTATATGCGCTCATTTTCCGTGTATTCCCGCGAAGGCATCAACGTCTCCATTTGATTATCTGCGAGAGTCTGTTGGAGTAGTTCCTTAAAGTTCTTCATTCCGAGTTTCTCTTGAGTTTAAAATTAAATTTCCAAGGCAAAACCCAAATATAAGGGGGTAAACTAAACTATCGGTAAATAGTGTTAATACTAAAGTTCCTACTGCTGTAATGTGTAAAAACGTATTTGTAAATCTAATTTTCATAACCTTTATTTTTGACTCTCGCCTTATTCAACACCGTGAATATACGAAACATATTTCAAATATCCAAAAAAAACTCGACTCTTCTTCTTAGATAAGTCAATATCCATACATACGTATATACGTTTACGATACAATATTTGTTGTAGAAAGGTCGTATAGACGATCAAAATATTTTACCTCCTTTACAAATTCAGAACCGATAACTCTTCCTTCATACTCCTTACCAACTACTATAAATGTAGCCTCGCTCCATTGTATAGCATTTTGAAGTGCTTCATCCGAACCAAATGCTACTACTTCATCTACATAACGGATAGCCTCCATAACGGCTTTACGATGGAGTAATGAATTAATAGGACGTGTGGGTCCTTTAGATTGTTGAACACGCTCATCGGTATCTAACCCGACTACTAACCTATCACCAACTGATCGAGCATATTTTAATAACTCAATATGACCAGCATGTACCACATCAAAACATCCATTAACCCATACTGTGGTTTGTGGTTTAGTGACCTGGGAAATTTCGGGCGTAATAATGCCCTCCATTCCCATAATCACTTTATTTGCTATCCCCTTTATTCCTTTATACATAGCTTAGGGCTAATTGGTATAGTTCTTGGTTAACTTTTGTATCTTGGCGGAAATTTTTAATTTTACGTGCTTTACGTACTTTCCCACTCACACCATACACATCAAACATACCGTGAATGATCTTTTCCTGAATTACATTATACACGCTCCACATATCATTACCATTATCCTCCTTACGGGTTGGGTTTAGTAACTCAACGATATCATCCGAAGTGTATTTTGAGATTTCTTTCTCGCTCAAACGTGTTGCGAGAGCTTTTTTAGCAAAATCAACTTGCTCTTGCTCACTCAACTCCTTAGCTTTAAGCTTATTCATACACTCAACAGTTAATGGAAGCTTTTCAACAATCTCCTTAATTACTGTTTTTAATTCTGCTAAATCATAACCCATATGACGGATTTTCATATTAGCAAACTCTGCATCTGCAATTACCAAACCATTTGAACAAACCAAACGGTATAAACCTGCTTGGAACTGGAATGAATTTTTACCATCATGAGAATTAGTCATCAAAATTCGTGGCATAACGGTATCTCCATCTTTTCCCGTAATGGTAATATCATCATTCCCAAACACTACCATGTGTTTTTGGTAACCCGCATTTTTACGAGCTTTAACTTGTTTTGCATCAACTACTCCCCATCCTAATGAAGCCATGTCATCAATAACATTCTCGGTTGGAATGTGAACGTAGTGTTTTGAAGTTGAGCTGGAATCGGCTTTCTCTGTGAATACAGATGGAGCGATTTCGTGGATTGCATCCTTTGTAAGGAACTCATTTTTTGAACTGTCGTAAGAAAACATCATAACTTTTATTTATTTAATTAATAACTGGACTCTCACCCCATTTACCTGGTAAATATACGAAAGATCTTTTAAGAAGCCAAATTTTCCTACACAGGAAGCTTACCACCCATTTATATCTTCATCAGTCATCCAGTTGGTTTTTTCGGATTCTGAGTATCTCCATTCATTACATTCATTAGAAGTACTCCAAATTTGTTCTGGGTTGTCTACTATATAGGGATCGGGTGCATGGATTACACATTTAGTTTTATCTAAATTCCAAGCTGGGCCATGATCTAAATTAGAAGCATGTTCTGTATCGTATTGGGTTTTTGTAATTAAATAGTAAGGCATAATTATGGATTTAAACTAGTTGCTGAGTGCATTGCTCTAACTCCTCCTGTAATAGTTGGAGACCAATACCCAGATACATCATCTGCAGGTTCTGAAGCACGATCAAAACTAACTTGTGTTTGTGTTACTGTTATAGGAGTAAAATTTGAATTATTTCTAATAATACCACTGTTATATAAAGTACTTACGTTAGTACTACTTAAAACAGTCTCAAAATATTTCCATTCATCTATACTAAACTCAGCATTATTAGATGTAGGTAGTGAATCACTTAAATCCATTAATGTCATAGTTCCTGGGGTAAAGGCTGTTCTACCTTGATTGGGGGCGGATGCTTGAACAGTCAGTTCAGAAGTATTCCAATATATTTTAAAAGCTGCTGTTGGTGTTGATTGAGAAGCATCATATGTTACAGTAAGCATAGTCCAACCAGCACTATTAGTATTTCCTCTTTGGCTTGTTGTCCAACCTGTAGTACTATTTGTAATACCTGTTTGTGTTGAATTATCATGTAAAGCATATGCTCTAATAAAGTTTTGGCTATTGGTTCTTAAATTTACTACAAGTCTATTAAAACTAGAATTGTATTGAAGGTAAACTCTGTTGGCACTAGATGGGGTAGAGGCACCAAAAGACCAAAATACACCATTTGCTTTAGTAGATTGATCTGTTTTAACCCAACATACCATACTCCAATCGTTATTTGTTAAATCATAACTTCTACTCCAAGCACCACTAATATAGTCATTTACACCATCGTTTGTGTAATATCCAGTATTAGCTCCATACCAAAGGGATTCCTGAGGTATAGTTCTAGTTTTTATATACCCCAAATTTTCCAGACAACCAGTAAGTGATATATTTGTACTTCCGGCACCATTTACAAATGATGAATCACCTATATCAAATCTAAGTGACATATCTTCACTAGTGTCGTTTGGGAGTTGTCCTGGGTTTGCCATAATATACTATTTGGTTATAAATATTAACTTAATATAAAAATATTACGAGTAAATATCAGTATCATAAAAAGCACTATCGTATACCGCATAAGGAATTGGTTGACAATTCCCATTTATAGAAGCACTAATAAGTCCTGTAGCTCTAAAATAAACATCTGCACCTATTATATCAACTGCAGGTGTCCATTTTATTTCTGAAACTCCACCTATAGCAGGGACATAAATACCCTGAGTGTAGTTGTCAGTTTGACTACCATAAACATTAGAACCAGAAAAAATACTTCCGGAAAAATATAAAGGAAGTGGTGAATCAGGATAAGCTCTAGTATGCATGAATAAATAATTTGAACTTGTACGAGTAGTATCGATCAAATCCCCATTATCGGCCCGAAAAGAAGAAGGAATTACTACCTTAGTGAGACATATTGTATTTTCAACACCTGCGGTGAAGTTTTCTTTAAGGAATGATCCAGTACCGAACAATTCCATGGGTGAGTAGTTAGATGCCATACGTATATATTTTTATCGATGTGTGAAATTTTGTTTAAAAGATAATCTTGGTATTCGTGTATAAATATACAAAGGGGTTAAATAGAACTCACGTTTTAATTTGTGGGGATATAAGTATATACTAAATCGATGGGTAAGGATCGTGTTTGATCTGTTTTTACGTCGAACACCGGGGGT